GTACCACCCCCACCAGGAGGTGCGGTACCAGGTGCTGAAGTCGCACCACCAACACCAATAGATGTTGAAAACGACCCTGATGTTGAAAAAATCGACGACGAGGGTAAATCAGAGGAAAAAGGTGGAGGAGAATCAGGTACAGAAGAACTTGATGTGACTCAACTTGTTGACTCACAAAAAAACATTGAAACTAAACAAGAAGAGTATTTCAATAACTTATTTGGACAACTCAACAACTTGGAGTCAAAATTAAAAGAGATGGATTCGCTTATGAATAAGTTGAACTCTCTTGAGATGAAAATTGAAAAATATAGAGATAAGACTCCACAGGAAAAACTTGAGTTGAGAACATACGATTCATATCCATTCAATCAAAAACTATCTGATTTTTTTGAAGATAAAAAAGATGAGATGGAAAAGACAGGAAAAAATGATTATGTTTTAACTGCGGACCAAGTTACTGATATTAATGTAAATGATATCAAAAACTCGTTCCAACCAGGAAAAATGGATAGTTACGACAACGAATTCAAAAGATAAAAAAGAAAGGGACTGAAAGGTCCCTTTTTAATTTGACTAATAGGGATTTCCCAATTATAATTAATAAACAATTAAAACACTTTAAAATGAGTAATGTATTAGATGCCGTATTGGCGCAGTATGAAAAAAACCAAATCGGGGGCGGGGCCCAATCCAAAATGTCGCAAGACGAAAGAATGAAAAAGTATTTCGCTTTAATCCTTGGGGATAAAGAGAAATCAGGTCAGAGAAGAGTTAGAATTCTTCCTACAACAGATGGTTCCTCACCATTCAAAGAGGCTTGGTATCATGAAATCCAAGTAGGTGGTCAGTGGCAGAAATTCTACGACCCAGGAAAAAACGACAACGAGCGTTCTCCACTTAATGAAGTTTACGAAGAGTTGATGAGTACAGGTAAGGATTCCGATAAGGAACTTGCTAAGCAGTACAAATCTCGTAAGTTTTACATCGTAAAAGTTATCGACCGTGATAACGAAGCTGATGGACCAAAGTTTTGGAGATTCAAGCACAATTACAAAAATGAGGGTATCCTCGACAAGATTATTCCAATTTGGAGAAACAAAGGTGATATCACTGACGCAGAAACAGGTCGTGACCTTATCATTGAACTTGCTAAGTCAAAGACTCCAAAAGGAAAAGAATACACAACTGTTTCAGCAATCATGTATGATGACCCAGCTCCTGTGTCTCAAGACAAAGACCAAGCTAAAGAGTGGGTTAATGATGAGTTGAGTTGGACAGATGTATACAGCAAAAAACCTGTAGAATACCTTGAAGCAATTGCAAGAGGTGAAACACCAAAGTGGGATAACGAAAAGGGTGGATACGTTTATGGTGACTCAACTGTATCAGAAGAGTCATATGGCGGAACATCTAAGTCTTCTTCTAAGAAGATGGTTGACCCACAAGCAGACGCTGAGGTAGATGGTGATTTACCATTCTAATTAATTAATTTGATGTTCCCGACATCTCTGTCGGGAACATCTTTTATAAGAACAATATGGCAATCAAAAAGAACGATTTTTCAAACTTAAAAAAGAAGTTTTCAACTTCTGCAAAATATAAACCTCAAAGGTTTTTGGACTTAGGTCCTGACTTTTTGGATGCAGTTGGACTTCCAGGTCCCGCAGTTGGACATATCAATATGTTCTTGGGTCACTCTGATACGGGTAAGACCACTGCAGCAATCAAAGCCGCTGTAGACGCACAGAAAAAAGAAATCCTCCCTGTATTCATTATTACAGAACAAAAGTGGAGTTTTGACCATGCCAAGATTATGGGATTCCAATGTGAGGAAGTGGTAGACAAAGAAACAGGAGAACTTGATTGGGATGGATTTTTCCTATTCAACAATAACTTCAGTTATATAGAACAAATTACAGATTACATCAACGAACTCCTTGATGCTCAAGAAAAGGGAGAGTTGAACTATAGTCTTTGTTTCATTTGGGATTCAGTAGGTTCTGTACCTTGTAAGATGACTTTCGAAGGTAAAGGTGGTAAACAACACAATGCTTCAGTACTATCAGACAAGATTGGTATGGGAATCAACCAAAGAATTTCAGGCTCAAGAAAGTCCGACAACGAATACGAAAATACTCTTATCATCATTAACCAACCATGGGTTGAATTACCTGATAATCCTTTTGGACAACCAAAGATAAAAGCTAAAGGTGGTGAATCAGTATGGTTAAACTCATCTCTCGTTTTCTTATTTGGAAATCAAAAAGGTGCGGGTACAACAAAGATTACCGCAACGAAGGACAAACGTTCAGTTAAGTTTGCAGTAAGAAGTAAGGTATCTGTGATGAAGAACCACATCAATGGACTCGGTTTTGATGACGGAAAGATTATTGTTACACCTCATGGATTTTTAGCAGGAAAAGATTCAACAGAAGAGAAAGCTTCTATTGAAAAATATAAGAAAGAATATGCTGATTATTGGAAAGATATAATCGGCGCGGATGGTGATTTTACACTTACAGAAGAAAAAGAAGATTGATTGTTCACCCTTAAATTGAATATGTGACGAAGACATTGTTGGTGGATGGGGATAACCTATTCAAAATTGGATTCCACGGGGTAAAGGAACTCTATAGTGACGGCTCCCACATTGGTGGGGTGTATCACTTCATTAATACACTAAGACGATTTTTAGAGGAGCACAATCACGATAAAGTGGTTGTATTTTGGGATGGTGATTCCAACTCTTCAATACGCAAATCAATTTATCCTCAATACAAGGGTAATCGTCGACAAGACATGAATGAGTACAAATACGAATCTTACTTGCAACAAAAGGCAAGAGTAAAGACGTATTTGGAGGAGGTGTTTGTGCGACAGGTTGAAATGGTGAACAACGAAGCCGATGATTTGATAGCTTACTATACACAAGTTGCCATTGACGAACAAATCATAATCTTTTCAGGAGACAAGGACCTCACCCAACTAATATCAGAAAGAGTAACTATTTTTTCACCCGTAAGTAAAACTTACTATAAGAACGGGGACAAGATATTAATCAACAAAGTTGAGATACCTCACTATAACGTTACACTAACAAAAATCTTTACAGGAGATAAGTCTGATAACATCGATGGTATTGAAGGGTTAGGTGAAAAGACTTTGGTTAAATTTTTTCCTCAATTGCAGGAAAAACCATGCACTATCAACGAAATCCTAATTAATGCACAAAATATCCCGCAGAAAAAACCTATCAAAAGTTTATCTAATATTTTGACTGGACGTACCAAAAGCGGTATACTTGGTGAAGAGTTCTACAGAGTAAATTCTAAAATTGTTGACCTTACAAATCCTCTGATTACAGATGAAGGAAAACAATTGGTAGAACAAATCCACACCGATACAATAGACCCCACCGACAGAGGATATAAAAATTTGATGAGACTTATGATGGAAGATGGTCTTTTCAAATACCTTCCTAAAAATGATGAAGCTTGGGTAAACTTTCTCAAGCCATTTATGAAATTAACTAGAAAAGAAAAACGAAACAATAACAAAAATTAAAAACTATGAAAGAGCAAGAAAGCACGAAGATGGAGTTTCTATTAACTCTAAACGACAACATTGTTGTTCAAAGATTTTTCAACGTAAGAGGGTATGTTCCCAAAGCTAAAAATTCTTTGGAGTTACATGAATTCGTCAAAGCTTTGAGTGAAGAACTTCACTACTATCTCAAAATGAAAACAGTTGTCTACATGATGGAGAATCAAGAGGCAATAATTCACGACCCAACAATTATGGAAACTTCATTCACTGAAGGTCCTGAAAACTTCAACATTTACATCAAGGTTGGGGACACAGTGTTGAACCACAGACAGTTTGATGGAAAACTTTACCCACCAAAAGTGCGTTACACAGTTGATGTTAGACCATTCTTAAAAGAGGTTTTGAGAGAACTCACAGACATCTTCTCAAGCAAAAAATTAACTTACAAATATTTGGAACTTGACCTCGCTTAACAAATATTTAAAATAATACAGCGGGGTAAGAGACGCAATATATGAACAAGAATTTCGATTATTTAGGTAACACTTTTCAAATTCAATTAATCAATCAGATTGTTGTAGACAAGGATTTTTCATCTTCAATCATTGATGTTTTGGAAAGTTCTTACTTCGACAACAAGTATTTCAAAATCATAATTCAGATGATTAAGGAGTACTATGTTAAGTACGAATCTACACCCAACTTCGAAACCTTGGAACAGATTGTTAAATCTGAAGTCTCACAAGAATTGGTTGCAAAAATTGTTTTAGATACTTTAAAACAAATCAAAGAAGCACCTTTTGAAGGAACTCAATTTGTTCAAGAAAAAGCATTGAAATTCTGTAAACAACAAGAGTTACAGAAAGCAATGAACAAGGCTCAAAAGATTATCACAGAAGGAGACTTCGAGTCCTACGACAAAGTTGAAGGTCTTGTGAGAGAAGCTTTACAGGTTGGGGAAATTGAGAAGGGACAATCAGATGTTTTCGCAGATTTGGACACTGTTCTAGAGGAAGATTATAGACATCCAATTCCTATGGGAATTGCGGGGATAGACAAACTACTCAAAGGTGGATTGGCTAAAGGTGAGATTGGAGTGATACTAGCACCTACAGGAGTTGGTAAAACTACTGTACTTACAAAAATTGCAAACACAGCTTTCAATATGGGATACAATGTTCTTCAGATATTTTTTGAAGACAACCCAAAAATTGTACAAAGAAAACACTTCACAATTTGGACAGGAATTGAACCCGACAATTTGGTATTCCATAAAGAAAAAGTTATGGAAAAAATCACTGAGATTAGGGAGACAATGCCAAACAAGTTAGTTCTAAAAAAACTAGCATCTGATACTATGACTATGAATCAAATCAAAAACCAAGTCAGAAAAATGATTGCTGACGGTACAAAAATAGATATGATTCTTTTGGATTACATTGATTGTGTATTACCTGAGTCAAGTGCTAAAGATGAGTGGAAAGCTGAAGGGTCCGTGATGAGAGCTTTTGAAGCGATGTGCCACGAGTTAGACATAGCTGGGTGGACAGCAACTCAAGGAAACAGAAGTTCAATCTCCTCTGAGGTTGTTACAACTGACCAAATGGGTGGTTCAATCAAGAAAGCACAAGTTGGTCACGTAATCATTACCGTTGCTAAGACTCTACAACAAAAAGAGATGAATCTTGCAACAATCGCCATCACAAAATCCCGTCTTGGTAAGGACGGTGTTGTCTTCGAGAACTGTAAGTTCAATAATGAATTATTGGAAATAGATACCGAATCATCGGTAACATTCCTTGGTTTCGAAGA